ATCAAGTGTTAGTAATTTTGAACCAGGTGATACATTAATTCAAGGAAGACATAACAACTATATTCATCTTTCTTCTAATCAATCAAAAAGACTACAAACAATAGGAAACGATACAAATGTAAGAAATGATTCCGGTAATATAAAAATAGGAACTCATAAACTTGGTGAGAAAAAAGGAAGTATCATTCACTTAACAACAAACGAACAACCAAATTATGATTTAGACCTTATAACTATTGGTAACCTTATGGACAAGAGTGTTGATGGAAGAACAAGGATAAAGAGTAAAGAACCATTTAATAGTTCATTTACAAGACCTTCTATATTAATGCAATCAGATAGAATCGTTTTATATTCTACCGATGATGACATAGCTATTTTTTCAAAAAAGAATATTCATATTAAAGGAAACAAAGTTCAGATAAGAAACGACAAGGAAGTAAGTATCACAACTGGACAAATTATTCAACAAAGTAAAAAATTATATCGTATGAAAGAAGAACTATCATCAGGTAATGTTTTGTTATTACCTGACGGTATCGTTGAGAGTGGTAGAAATTTAGCTCTTGAACACAGAAAAAATATTAATGAATATTTAACCAAATTAAATAAATTAATTCCTACTGCTATTCCTGGAACAAGAGCTGTTCCAAATCCAGCTTGGTTTGCTGTAATACGACAAGAAATACAAGATGCAAAAGACCTTCTTTTAAAAAATAAATTAATCGTTAGTTTAAAGTGGTTAGATTTTGATACTTGGAAAACTTATACGATTGAAGAATTAAGAGAAGCTTGGAGTCCAATACCAGGCATGGCAGATGTTATTTCAAAATTAAGTAATTTAAAAGACCTTGTTGAAGATGTCAAAAATAAAAAATTAGAGTTCGAAGCAATAAAAACACAATTTGAAGAATACAAAACTATTGCAGAAAATCCAGCAAAATATTTTGAAAACTTAGTTTTAGCAGAAGTAGAGTCTTTAACTCTTGATGACTTTGTTGAAATAGAAGCACAGATAAATGATTTTGAAGTTAATGGTGGAGATATAAGTCAAGTTGATGGTGCAAAAGAAATGAAAGAGGGTTCTGCAGAACTTGTAAAAGAACGTAGAGAAATATCACAAAGACAGGGAGCACCTGATTTTCAAGTTAGATTAAAATCTTGGCAGGACAAAGCTGAAAAATTTACAAATAAAATAAAGGGTGGATTGGCCAATGGATTTAGAACATCTATCGTAAAGAAAGAAATAGAAGTTTCAACACAAGAAACAGGTTTAATTGCAGCAGAAGCTTTATCCGAAGCCGTCCAAGCCGGCGAACAAGCACAAAAAAGAATTACAAACGTATAGGAGTGAATAATGAATAAAAATAAATTAAGAAATATAATCGAATTAGTTGTTCGTAAAGAAGTCAAAAAACAACTGAGCGAGATATTTATTAATGACGAAAAAGAAATTAGTTTATCGGAAACAATTTCTAAACCTAAACCTAAAAAGGTAATTAAGAAAAAACCAATAAAACAATACTCAAAAAACCCAGTTTTAAATGAAGTATTGAATAACACCAAACCATTAGGAGCACCAATGGAAGATGAATATCCAACATTGGGCGGTGGAGTGTTAGGTTCTGACAATATGGCAGAAGTATTAGGTTATGGAGATTTAGGTATGGGTAGTAATAAAGAAAGAGCGAGAGAAATGGCAGCAGTTGATTCAATCAAAAAAGCAGGAGTTGCAATAGACCAAGTTCCTGAAGATGTTCAAAACGCATTAACTCGTGATTATTCTGGACTTATGAAAGCTATTGATAAAAAGAAAAAAGGCGAAGGTAATTACAGACCATAATGGCAAGAAGCGTAAGAGAAATAGATACAAATGATGATGTTTATGTAGGAATTAAATTTCCATTATCCTATGGATTAAATGGATTTTTCTTTCAATCAAAAACAATTCAAGAACAATCAAAATCAAATTTGAGAAACTTATTACTGACTACACCAGGTGAAAGAGTAATGCAGCCAACATTTGGTTCTGATTTAAAATTACTATTATTTCAAAACTTTGACGACATAGCAGAAGATAGTATTGCAGAAATAATAAACGAAGCTGTGGATAGACAATTACCTTATATCAACATACAAGATATTTTTGTTGATAAAGATGAAAGTGGTAATTCAATCGGAATACAAATAGAATATTCCACATCACTTGACCCAAACTCAATAGACGCTTTACAATTACAATTTAACATCGGAGAATAAAAATGCCTACGACTAATTTAAGAGAGGTAGATTACGGAACAAACAAAAAGATAGTTAAGAAAGAAGTTAATTATCTTGGAAGAGATTTTACAGACATAAGAGCTAATCTTATAGAATTTGCTAAATCTTACTTCCCTTCACAATACAATGATTTCAATGAAGCATCACCAGGTATGATGTTTGTTGAGATGGCTGCTTATGTTGGTGATGTATTGAATTACTATGTTGATAATCAATTTAGAGAAACACTTTTAAACCAAGCAGAAGAAAGAAAAAATGTTTTAGAGATTGCACAATCATTAGGATACAAACCTAAATTAGCTTGTCCAGCCACTGTAAAACTTTCATTTACTCTTGATGTTCCAGCTAAAGATTTAGGTAGTGGTGTATATCAACCAGATTTAGATTATGCTGGAAGACTTCAGGCAGATAGTAGATTTCTTTCATCTAATGGTGTAGAGTTTAATTTATTAGATGATGTTGATTTTAAAGTATCGAGTTCATTAGACCCAATGGACGTTACAGCATTAGAACCAGCTTCTGGAAATATTCCTACTAATTTTAGATTAACGAAAACAGGAATTGCAAAATCAGGTATTAGAAAAACACAAACATTTACTTTTGGTAATGCAAAAACATTTGATAGTGTGGTTTTAGCAGAGTCTGATGTTACGGAAATCATATCCATTACAGATTCCAACGGAAACAAATGGTATGAAGTTCCTTTCTTGGCACAAGATACTGTGTTTGAATCAGAAGAGAACACAAGTTTAAATGACCCAAGTTTATCATCTTATAAAAATGATACACCTTATTTATTAAAACTTATCAAAACAGCAAGAAGATTTACAACAAGAGTTCGTGATGATAACAAAACAATAGTAAAATTTGGTAGTGGTATAAGTTCTAATCCAGATGAAGAATTAGTTCCAAATCCTGATAATGTTGGTTCATCATTAGGTTTTGGTGTATCAAGATTAGATGAAAGTTATGACCCAACTAATTTCTTAAAAACACAAACCTTTGGATTAGCTCCAGCAAACACAACACTTACAATAGAATATGTTTATGGTGGAGCCATTGAACACAATGTTGGAGTAAATAGTGTTAATAGAATTTTAGAAAGAAACTTTACAAACTCAACAACAGGCTTAGTTTCCGCAACACAAACTACAACAGAAGAAAGTTTAACCGTAACTAATTTAGAAAGAGCTACAGGTGGAGCAAGTCAAGAAACTCTTGATGAAATGAAACTAAATGCTTCTGCTTTCTTTAACGCACAAAACAGAGCAGTTACAAGAGCTGACTACATAACGAGAGTTTATTCTTTACCACAAAAATATGGTAATGTTGCGAAAGCATATATTGTTCAAGATGAACAATTAGAAGAAGAAGGACAATTAGAAGTTATCAATGGTGAAGTAAAAAGAATTAAAGCTGTTGATGTTATTCCTAATCCATTAGCATTGAATATGTATATGTTAGGATATACAGCAGACGGGAAACTAACTCAGTTAAACGAGGCTGTAAAACAAAATGTTAAAACTTATCTTTCTCAATATAGAGTATTGACAGATGCGATAAACTTAAAAGACGCTTACATTGTTAATGTAGGTGTTAGATTTGCAATCACGGTAAAAAGAGGATTTAACAAAAACGAAGTATTGTTCAAAGCTATTCAACAAGTTAAAAAACATTTTGAAACTAAAAAATGGCAAATCAATCAACCAATCGTACTGAGTGATATAGCTTATGTGATTGGATTAGTTGAAGGAGTTGTCACGGTAGTTCCACCACAAGATAATAATCCAAACAAAAATCTTGTAGTTATTGAAAATAAACACAAAGTTGCAGAGGGATATAGTGGAAATATCTACGATACAGATGCAGCTACAAGAGACGGAATCGTCTACACTTCATTAGACCCAAGTATATTTGAGGTTAAATATCCTAATATAGATATTGAAGGTAGAGTAGTAGGAGATAGATAATGCATTATTTTGAATTTAATAAAAGAGATGCAACCATATATTCAGGTGCAACTACATCATCAAGAAACACAGGTTTAGATGAGATATTAGAAATTAATAAAGAAGTTGCAGATAACGGAACGGTTCAAAACATTTCAAGAATATTGATTGACTTTGATTATTCTTATATTTCTCAATCCATACAAAGTGGTAAAATACCAGCTACTGCAAAATATTATTTAAATTTATTTGATGCGACTTCTGATGAAGTTGAAGCAGAACAAAATGTATTTGTTTATATGGTTAGTGGTAGTGCTTGGAAACAAGGAACAGGAAAACTTGACCACAATCCCGTAACACAAGACGGAGTAACTTATCAATACCGCGACCACGAAAATA